AACAAAGAGCCTTAGAACGCAATATCAAGCATCACAAAGAAAGATTGCACTATGCCAATACATTGGGCGATGATGATCTGATACAAGCTGAGAGGCTAAAAGTTAGAGCTTATCAAGGTAAAATAAGGGCTCTTGTAGAACAACACGAATTTTTAAGCCGTGATTACAGTAGAGAAAGAGCATACATCTAATTATCAAGAGGGTTACTAAACAACCCTCTTTTTTGTGCCTAAAACCGTAAAAAATCCCATTCCATCCAAAGTAAACTGAAATAGTAAATAATATTTTGCTTTTCGGTGGGAGTTGTCCACCTAAAAAGAACTAAGGAGGTACAAATGGCATTTACAACAGAGGAACTACTCAAACTTGGATTGACAGAAGAACAGGCTAAATCGGTCTTTGCCTTGCGAGGAAAAGAGCTCAACGAGGACAAATCAGCCTTGGAAACTATCACCAAAGAAAGAGATAGTCTGAAAGACCAGTTGCAAAAAGCAGAGGAGCAAGTTGAAAACTTGAAATCGCTTGAAAGTATCAGCGCTGAACAAAAAGAGGCGATTGATAAATTGCAAGCGGATTATGACAAGTATAAACAAGAGGCTGCTGATGAACTGGCAAAAACAAATAAGGTGAATGCTATCAACCTTGCTTTGAAAGATACCACAGCACACAATCCATCAACCTTGATGAAGTTTATTGATGTTGATGCCATTGAACTAGATGACAGTGGCAAACCTAAACTAGATGACATCCTCAATGGTCTAAAGGAAAGTGACCCATATCTTTTTAAAGCAGAAGAAGATGGTAAGCCTAACCCAAATATCGTTGCGTTTGGAAATCCAACAGCAACAGACCCAGCACCAGATGCCTTTGCACAGGCATTAGGGCTAACAGAATAAAAAGGAGGAATAGTAGATGTCAATCAATTACATCACAAAACATGAGGGGCAGTTTGAAAAACGCCTTATGCAAGGCTCATTGACTGCCATTCTTGAAACGCCAAAAGTAAATTGGCTCGGTGCAAAATCATTTGAATTGCCAACAATCTCTGTAACAGGATATAAGGCACATACACGCTCTAAGGGTTACAACTCAGGTACAGTATCAAACGATAAAAATGTTTATACTCTTGGATTTGACCGAGATGTTGAGTTTTTTGTTGATACAGCAGATGTTGACGAAACAAACCAAGAGCTTTCAGCTGCTAATATCTCAAATACATTCATTTCAGAACATGCAACACCAGAAGTTGATGCTTACCGCTTTTCTAAAATTGCAACAGCTGCAATCAATGGTCATCATTTCAAGCAAGAGGATAGCATTACACCGGAGAATGTCTACGGAATTTTGAAAGCTGCTATTTTGCCAATGCGTAAATATGGAGCGTCAAACCTTGTCATGTATGTATCTAGCGAGGTAATGGATGCCCTAGAGCGTGCTAAAGACTTTACACGCGCAATCGCTACTACATCACCTCAAGGGATTGACACACGTGTAACATCGCTAGATGGAGTGCAACTTATCGAGGTTTGGGATGATGCACGTTTCAAAACTCAATTTGATTTCACAACTGGATTTGTGAAAGCTGGTGGCGGTAAAGATATCAATTTCTTGATCGTGGCTAAGACAGCTATCATCGCTAAAGCCAAATTTAACTCTATCTATCTCTTTGCTCCTGGGCAACACACAGAGGGTGATGGTTACCTATACCAAAACCGTTTGTATCATGATTTGTTTGTCTTGAAATCTCAAGAAGATGGGGTTTACGTTTCACATAAATCAGCATAGGAGGTAGCAGATGAAGAAATACATCAAAGAAAATCAAGTTTATACCGTGCAAGAGGGTAGTGAGCTTGAGGTGCAACTTATGGCAGATGGCTTTGAGGAATTGGTGGCAGATGGTGGGGAGCTTGAAACACCAAATGAAACTAAGGATAAAGGTGAAAAATAATGGCTAAGTATAAAGCAATTAAAAACCTAATTTTAAAGACACCTGGTATTTATGCGAAAGAGGGAGAATTTGTTGAGCTTGAACCGAATTATGCCGATCAAGTCAATAAAGACCTCAAGCAAACATTTCCGGATGTCACTGCAGTTTTAGAGCTTGTAGAAGATGTGCCCACACAATTTGAGCAGGCTGAATAAATAAAGGGTGGCGACACCCTTTATTTTTAAGGGAGGTTACGCATGACTTATTTAACAAAAGATGAGTTTGTTACTGACTTAGGCTTTGATGATGTAACGGATTTTGACAAGTTAGCTAAACGAGCAGAAATTGCTATCAATCTCTATACTCAAGGAATTTATCAAAAACATATTGACTTTGAGAAAGAGGTTGAGTATCGCAAATCTGCTGTAAAGCTAGCTATGGGTTTTCAGATTGATTATTTGAACAACTCTGGCATCATGACAGCTGACGAAAAACAAACTATGGCAAGCGTTTCTATTGGTCGTACATCAATTAATTACGGCAATAAACAACAGCTTTCAGCAGGTCAACAATTCAACCTTTGCCTTGATGCTGAAAATGCCCTGAAACAAGCTGGATTTAGCTTAATTGTGGGAGTTGATTATGATAGATAAACGCTTATTACAAGATGTTGTTACAGTTCGTAAGGTTGAGGGCAAAGATAACTATGGAGATATCAAGTACTCTGAGCCATTGGATATTAAACCGGTACGGTTTGATAGGTCGGTGTCTGTTACAGGTACTAACAACTCTAAAACTAGACAGAAAGCAGGCGTTGTTTACATTTACCCTAAGTTTGTGAATGTGACAGTTGATGATAGTTGGCTTGGTGCAGTTATGAATGATGGGGCGCGTGATTACCTTGTGATAGGTTATCAACCTAATTACCTTGATGGGAGAATTTTTAGCTATGAGGTTGAAGTTACATAATGGCAGATGTCAGAGTGAGTATTGATCTTGCAGAGGTAGAGAAAAAAGTGTCACCTCAAGCTATGCAACGTGGCAAGATTGCTGCAGGTAGTGAGGCTTTGCTTATTATGGATAGCTCTGTACCTCTTAGGGCTGGTGGAGGGGCATTAAGAGCCTCTGGACGTGTAGAGCCCAATGGAAATGTGAGTTATAACACGGTTTATGCTCGGGCACAGTTCCACGGCACTAATGGGATTGTTGTTTTTAAGAAATATACAACCTCTGGTACTGGTAGCAGATGGGATAAACCGTTAAAAGCAAACATAGATAAGCTAAAAAAGGCGGCTATTAAAGGAATGGGTATCTGATAATGCAAAACAACAAAAACTTTCAAGATGTGTTACTGACACATATTAACAACATCACAAAATTGCCATTACAAGCAAGACTAGATTATTTTGAAGATGACAAAGATGATTTAGTTATCAATGCTTTAAGTGGTGGAATTATTGACAAAGAGTATATGGATGGTACTAGAGAAGTATCACTACCATTTGAGATTGCTGTAAAGAGTAAATCAAATGCAGTAGCAATTGATACTATCTGGCTTATCAATGGGGATCTATCATCACTTGATATTAACCTACCTAGTACCGACAACTCTTACACTTTCTTATCATTGAGCGTTGGGAAACCAGGCATCAATGGTAAAGATGAACAAGATTACTTTGTTTATTCAATGCAAGTAATTGCAAAATTAGAAATTCAAGGAGGATAACGCTCATGGCACGTATGAAAAACGCCAAGCGCAAACATGAGATTGCGCCATTTGACCCTAAAAACCCAACGGTTGTACCTAGCGACGATGCTTGGAAACGACTGGCTAAGTACATTGAAACTATTGATGATGAAACGGATGAAGATACAGATGACACTGGTTACTACGATGGAGACGGTACACCAGAGGAAACTGTACTAACCGTCGTTGGTGGGTACTCATTTGAGGGGGTCTATGACCCAGAGGATGCAGCTCAAGCGATGATTGCCGCTATGCGTTACAAAACAGGTGAGGCACGTCGTGTATGGCATCGAGTAACTACAGCTGATGGCAAGAAAACTTATACACAAGTTGCCAATGTTT